GCCGGGAGGCCAGCCGGGACAGGTCCACCGGGACAGCCGGGAGGCAGCCGGGACAGGTCCACCGGGACAGGTCCACCGGGAGAGCCGGGAGGCAGCCGGGACAGGTCCACCGGGACAGCCGGGAGGCAGCCGGGACAGGTCCACCGGGACAGCCAGGAGGCCAGCCGGGACAGGTCCACCGGGACAGCCGGGAGGCCAGCCGGGACAGGTCCACCGGGACAGCCGGGGGCAGAAATGGCGGAAATCTGCCATTTGCGGGGCAGTCAATCTAGCAAAATGGTCCAATAATCCGCAGAAATCTGCCACTTTCTGACAATGCCAGCAAGCCTAATCCGCCCGATTGTGTGGCATTGCCCAGCATAATCCGCAGAAATCCGCCATTTATGGGCAAGTTGTGGCATTGTGAAACTATCTAGTGCCAAAAAACGGCGGAAATCCGCCCGTTTGGCCATATGATTTCATTCAATACCATTCATTGATCTAGCACAACCAACCAAAAACCGCAGAAATCCGCCATTTATTGTGATTTCATTTCATATGATCTGAAAACCAGCAGATTGATTTCATTCGGTATTTCATACCCAAAAAACGGCGGATTTCCGCCATTTTTGGGGCATTTGACCATCCTTTTTAGCCATCCCGAAACCTCAAAAAACGGCAGAAATCCGCCATTTCATACCATCGCGGGTCCTTTCTGCATACAAAACGACCGGGGGTATTGCGCGAGCCCTTTACCTTTCTAGCCACAGAAATTTTTTCGCATTTCGCTTTCGTTTTGCCGGTTTTCGACCACAGAGGCCACCGAAAACTCAGCCCACTGGATAATCCATCCCTCGAACACGCTCAGGCCCGGGTAGCGAGCCGCCCAGAAAGCCCGCATCTCCGCCCAGTTCTCAAACCCATCGCTGCGAGCGAAGGCATCGAGGCGAGGCGCGAAGATGATCATCTTGCCCGATCCCAAGTCATACGACACCCGTGGCACGGTGAAATCCAGGGTGATGCGGCCGACGTTCACGCACCGCGCCGTGCCGATCGGGCGACAATACCGGGTCCGCATGGCGGTATAGAGCTGGACGACTTCACCAGGGCGGGCATGGCGCTTGCGATCGCCACGGATCGTCTGCCGCTTGGTTGCCGTCGCTATCGGGCCCACGAACCGTTTGTCGAAGCTGTAGGCGACCATTGCCTCCCCCTGGCGCTTGCCCTTCGGCGACTGGACCACGCGAGCGGCTTTGTGGTCTACACCGCACGCGCCGGGCGATCGTGCCAGGCGGTGTCAAGGAACCCCATCGTGCCCGATTTTCCAGAACCACCCGTGCCGTTCTCGCTGCCCTACAAGGGCGAGCGCCTGCAGTGGGCGATCGACTGCATTGGCTGGAGCATCAATTATCTCGCGCGGCGCATGGACATGAACGAGGGCTCCATCCGCCAGATGCTGAAGAACAAGCGCCACATCCCGGACACGCTCGGGATCTGGGCGGAAACCCTGGCGCACATCCACATGACGTTGCCGAAGCCTATAGGCTGGTGGGAAAAATACCGTCAACCGACGGAAGACGACGACAATAGACCGTAACAGGGTAATGAATTTCGCTTGACACCCGCCGCGCTTTGTGTTGCCAAATTGACATGATGCGGCTTTTGTGACGGTTTCCCTCCGCTCTCATTGCGTTTCCCGTATATTCGGTGACGGTTATGGTCGGCATCTCCGTCAAGGCAGACGTGCGCAGAGCCACCGCGTCGCTGAACGATATCGCCCGTAAACAGCTGCCGTATGCCATCTCGGCGGCGCTTAACGATGTCGCGGTCCAGGTGCAGATGGGCGAGCGCGCCAACCTGCAGCATGTGTTGAGGCACCCCCGCCCGTTCACCGTCAACTCGGTGTTCTTCCGCAAGGCGACGAAAGCCAAGCTGGTCGCGGTGGTCTACATCAAAGACATCACCGCGAAGTATCTGATGCCGTTCGAATATGGCGGCGTGCACGTCCTGCCCGGCCCGGCGCTGCTCGACCCGAAGACCATCGCCCTCGATCCTTATGGCCAGTTGCGCAACAACACGGCGAAGCGGCTGGCGCAGCGAAAGAACGTCTACGTCGGCACGATCCGCGGCATCAGCGGCTTCTGGCTGCGGACCCAGAAGAAGGTCCAGACGACCAACGCCGCCGGCAAGACGGTCACTCGGATCGTCAGGAACCTGGTGCTGCTGATCCGCTTCGGCGTCGCCCTGCCGGTGAAGACCCATCTGAACTTCCACCTGCGGGCGGAGCAGATCGTCAAGGCGCGGTTCGTCGCCGCGTTCAACAAGGTGATCACGACAGCGGTCAAGAAAGCCCGCCCGTGACTGCGACTGCCAACAAGGAGCACCCTATGTCAGATCCCGTGCCTGCCGCCGCTCCGGCGGTGACGCCTGCTGTTGAACTACCCGCCGCTCCCAGCGTCGCCGCGGCCGCGCTGCCCACGACCCCAGAACCCGCGATAACCACCACCGCCGAACCCGCGATCACCACCACCCCGGCGCCCGCCCTGGCCACCACCGCCGAACCCGCGATCACCACCACCCCGGCGCCTGGCGTGGTGCCCTCGGTGATGCCTGGCCTGAGCACGCCGGAAAACCGCGCCCATCCCGAGTTCTTCGCGGCCAAGGTTGAGGCGGCGAAGACGCACGCCGAACTCGAAAGCAAGGTCGAGAACACCAAGGCGATCATCCCGGGGCAGCATCATTGGCTGCTCGATGAGCTGCTTGCAGAAATCAAGAAACTCGGCAGCCTGATCTGATCGTCACACCTGGCCAGGGTCGTGAAGGGGCTAAAGCATGTCGGATCGCCCTGGCCAGGATCGCCCTGGTCATCCAGTCGCCACCATCGCAGCGCTGCTCGACCTGACCGAACGGCGGGTGCAGCAGCTCTCGGCGGAGGGCGTGATCCCGCGCAACAGTCATGGCCGCTACGAGGTCGGCCTCGCCGTGCGCGGCTATGTCCGCTATCTGCGCGAGCGTGCCATGAAAGGCGATCCGGCCGGCGCGGATGATGCCGGTGCCTCACGCGCCAAGCTGCTCCAGGCCCGCGCACGCTATGCGACGCTGGAAGCCGATCAGTTCGAAGCCACGCTGCTCAAGCGTGTCGATGTGGAGAAAGCATGGACCGCGATCATCTCCAACATCCGCACCCGGTTGCTGGCGATCCCGCAGGCAACGGCCACGGCCATCCTGTACTTGCAGACGGCCGGGCAGATATCGGGGCTGTTAACCACGGCGGTCACCGAAGCCCTTGACGACATCGCCTCCACCCCGGTTTACCTTGACGCCAATCCGAGTGCCGGGGCAGAGCCTGGCGCAGACGGTGCGCGCGGCGCTGCAGACAGCCAAGCCGCCACCGAAGCTGACGGTTTCGCAATGGGCGGACCGGCATCGGATGCTCAGCTCGGTGTCGTCCGCGGAGCCGGGGCGCTGGAACACCAACCGCCAGCCGTACCAGCGGGAGATGATGGACGTGATGGGCGATCCGGCGATCCCGCTGGTGGTCCTGCAGACGTCCTCGCAAATCGGTAAAACGGAGACGACGATCAATCTCTGCGGCTACCACATGGATCGCGACCCGGCGCCGATCCTGGTGATCCAGCCGACGCTGGAGATGGCGAAAGCGTGGTCGAAGGACCGCCTCGCGCCGATGCTGCGCGACAGCCCGACGCTGCGCGGCCTGGTGGCCGACGCCCGCACTCGTGACAGTGGCAATACAATCTATCATAAGACCTTCGAAGGCGGCGCGATCACCATGGCCGGCGCGAACAGCCCGGCCTCGCTCGCCTCCAGGCCGATCCGCATCCTGATCTGCGACGAGGTCGACCGCTACCCGGCGAGCGCCGGTGACGAAGGCGATCCGCTGGCGCTGGCGATCAAGCGGACGACGACGTTCTGGAACCGCAAAACGGTCTTGACCAGCACGCCGACGATCAAGGGAATGAGCCGCATCGAGCGGGCCTGGGAGACCACCGACCAGCGCTTTTACGAGGTGCCCTGCCCACACTGCGGCGACTTCCAGAAACTGGAGTGGGGCGGCAAGAGCACGCCGCACGGCATCAAGTGGCGCCAGGATGACAAGGGCCAGCACCTGCCCGACAGTGTCGTTTACATCTGTATCAACGGCTGCGTCATCGACGAGCGCGCCAAAGGCGACATGGTCCGCGCCGGACGCTGGCGGGCAACCAAGCCATTCAACGGCATCGCCGGCTTCCACATCTGGGCCGGCTACTCGCTGCACACCAACTCGTCGTGGCCGAACCTGGTGCGCGAATGGCTGGCGGCGAAGAACGATCCGTTCACCCGCCAGGCGTTCATCAACCTGGTGCTCGGCCAGAGCTACGAGGACCGCGGCGAGCGTGATCTCTCGGAGATGGGCCTGCTGTCGCGCTGCGAAGTGTGGAGCGGCGAGGTTCCCGACCAGGTCGCCGCACTGACCGTCGGCGTTGACGTCCAGGATGACCGCCTGGAGCTGGAGGTGGTCGGCTGGGGCCGCAACGAGGAAAGCTGGTCGATCGCCTACGAGGTGATCGAAGGCGATCCCGAAAGCCCCTCGCTGTGGGCGCATGTGGACGCGTATCTGAAGCGGCGGTTTCGCCGCGCCGACGGCCGCGAGTTCGAGGTCATGGCGGCCTGCGTGGACTCGGGCGGTCACCACACCCAGCGGGTCTACGAGTTTGCCAAGGCGCGGCTGGGCCGGCGGATCTGGGCGATCAAGGGCGAGGCCGCGCAGGGCGGCAGGCGCTCGCCGGTCTGGCCGGTCAAGCGGCCGCTGTCGCGCACCAAGCAGTCCTTCCGCCCGGTCATCCTGGGCGTCAATGCCGCCAAGGACACCATTCGCGCCAGACTGGGCGTGCGCGAGCCGGGGCCGGGCTACTGTCATTTCCCTGCCGACCGCGACATCAACTACTTCGCCCAGCTGGTCAGCGAGCGCTCGATCATCAAGGAGACGGCCGGCCATCGCTACCGGGTCTGGGAGTTGCCGCCGGGGCGCACCAACGAGGCGCTTGACGTCCGGGTGTACGCCTACGCCGCGCTCTGCGGGCTGTTGCACATGGGTTTCAAGCTGAACCGGCGCGCCGATGAGGTGATGGCCGCGGGTCCGCCCGCGCCCAGACCGGCGCCGGCGCCGGTCACCACGCCAGGGATTGCCACGCCGGCTGTCGCTGCACCGGCGCAGCGCTCACGGCTGAGCCGGATGACCGGCCGATAACGGGGGGCGTTGATGCTTTTCGATCAGAACCGCACGATCCTGGCGGGCATTCCGCGCGCCACCCTGCTGCTGTGGCAGCCGCAGCTGCAGGCGGCGATGTTCAACGCCGCGATCGGCGCCAACCCGCTGTCGCTGTCATACAGCCAGGGCGACGGCGGCGCGAAGTCGATCACCCATAACATCTTCAGCCAGACGCAGGCCAAGGGCATGCTTGAGCTGGTCAACCGCTGCCTCGGCTATCCGCCGGTGCGCCGTCCCATGACGCCGTTCTACCGCTGATGGTCAGCACCGTCTCCCCGGTCAGGATCCTCGGTCCTGACGGCCGCGCGCTGCCGCCCTCGCGCCGCTCGATGGCGCTGGCCGGTGGCCGCAACACGCCGTACGACGCCGCCGATAACTACGGGCCGCACATGGCGGCCTGGCAGCCGTATCTGTGGTCGCCAGACGGCGAGCTCAACATGTTCCGCGACCGGATCGTGGCCCGGGTGCGTGACGTCGTGCGCAATGATGGCTGGGCCTCCGGCGCGGTGACGCGGATCCTCGACAATGCGATCGGCGCCAACCTCCGCCCGGTCAGCAAGCCGGACTGGCGCTGGCTGCAGCGCGAATCAGGCGAACCCGGTTTCGATCATGTCTGGTCGCGGGAGTTCGGCGCGGCCGTCGATGGCCACTGGAATGTCTGGGCCAACGATCAGGGTCATTGGTGCGATGCCACGCGCAACCAGACCTTCTCGCAGATGGCGCACCTGGCGTTCCGCCATGCGCTGATCGACGGCGATGCCCTGGCGGTCCTGCAATGGCTGGGCGACGACGAGGTGACGCTGGGCAAGGCGCGCTATCATACCACCGTGCAACTGGTCGATCCCGACCGTCTGTCGAACCCGCAGCTGCGGTTTGATCAGCATGCCCTGCGCGGCGGGGTCGAGGTCAATCAGCGCGGCGCGGCCGTGGCCTATCACATCCGCAAGGCGCACCAGGGCGACTGGTTTTCTGCCGCGCAGAGCGTGCAGTGGGAGCGGGTGCCGCGCGAAACCCCGTGGGGCAGGCCCGTCGTCGTGCACTACTACGAGGCTCAGCGGGCCGGGCAGCACCGCGGCGGGGCGGGGATTTTCACGCCGGTCCTGCAACGGCTCAAGATGCTGGTCAAATACGACGGCGTCGAGCTGGATGCCGCGATCATCAATGCGATCTTCGCGGCTTATGTGGAATCGCCGCTGGATCCGCAGCTGGTCAAGGAGGCGATGGGCGGCGACGAGGGCTTCGACGGGGTCAACCTGAATGGCTACCAGGCCGACCGCGCGCTCTGGCACCGCGAGAACGGCATCATGCTGGGCGATGCGCGGTTGGCGCAGATGTATCCCGGTGAGTCGATCAAGACGGTCCAGGCCGCCCGGCCGTCGACCAACTTTTCCCCCTTCGAGGATGCCATGCTGCGCAACATCGCCTCGGGGCTTGGGCTCTCGGCGCAGCAGGTGAGCAACAACTGGTCCGACGTGAACTATAGCTCCGCCCGCTCCGCCGCCCTCGAGGCCGGCAAGACGATGGACCGCCGGGCGCACGATTTCTTTCAGGGGTTCGCGACCCCGGTGCGCGCGGCGATGGTCGAGGAAATGACGCTGACCGATGATCTGCCGCTGCCGGTTGGCTTCGATCTCTCGAGCGAAGAAGGCCATGCGATGTTCACCGCCTGGCGCGCGGCCTTCCTCAAGTGCACCTGGGTCGGCCCGCCGAAGGGCTGGGTCAATCCGGTCGATGAGCGGGCCGGGGCCATTCTCGGCATGGATGCCGGGTTGTCGACGCTGGAGAGCGAGTGTTTAGCCCAAGGCGTCGATTTCGAGGAAGTGCTCTCGCAGCGCGCTTACGAGATCAAGAAGTTCGACGAGCTTGGCATCCCGCGCCCGGAATGGGCCGGGCTCTACACGGCGGTCCAGGCCGCGAAGAAGCCTGAAACCCCGAAGACGACATAAGCGATCACACGACTTGCAGTGTTGGCGCCGACCTCTGGGCATCCTCGCGGGCTTTGCCCGTCAGGCACGTTCCAATGTTCGGGTTCATGAACCAACGCACCTCGCGACCCTCCTGATGGCGGATCAACGCACCGATCTTCACCAACTCCGAAAGGGCGTTCGAGACATGCGAGCTGCTCGCCTCGGCAGCCTCCATCATTTGCTTGCGATCCATGACGATCTCGCCGGTGTCCATGCGGAGATGACAAAAGAACTCAGACCAGAGATCGCTGGATACGCCAGGGCGCCTAGCATGGCGCCTGATCCAATGACTGACTGCGCGGTGCTGGGTCGGCGACAACATGACAAACGTCCATCCTTTCGAGGCGGCGGTATGACGATCGATCAGGCTCAACAACTGACGCACGGCAACCGGCGACTCGTTTTCCCATGGCAGCACAAGTTGCCGCAACTGCAAGGCCTGATCCTGCTTCAGCGACTCGGCGCGCGAGCGGAAGCGCGTGATCTGACCTTTCATGTGGAAAACTCCCCTACGATTGCCCCGGTGGGGCTATCATCGTTGTCACACCGGGGCAACGACAAGACGCGTGCGCGCGCGGAGAACGGTATAGATATATCCTTACTGGCTGATGCAGTGCCGTACCAGGATGTGGATAAGTCAGACGAGGCGACATGAACCGCCTCCCGTTCCTCTCACAGCGGTTGTTCAACACGCCGCTGGCGATCCATCCGCGTCGGGCGGAGGTGGTGATCGGCGCACTCGCCGAGAGGATGGGTGTGGTGTCGCTCACGCGGCTTAGCGGTGAGTCGCTGAGCATCCAGGCATGGCGCGATGGCAACGACGACGACGACTTTGACCGGGCGGGCGAAGTGGCTGATCCCGGTTACGACCTGTTCAATGGCGTGGCCATCATCCCGGTCTGCGGCACCCTGGTCGCCAAGCTGGGCTCGATCCGGCCGTACAGCGGCCTGCAGGGTTACGATGCGATCCGCGGCGCATTCCAGGGCGCGTTGGAGGATCCTGCGGCCAAAGCGATCGTGCTGGAGTGCGACAGCGGCGGCGGCGAGGTGTCCGGTCTGTTCGATCTGGTGGACGAGATATATGCCGCGCGCGGCGCCAAGCCGATCGTCGCCATCCTCAGTGAGACCGCCTACAGCGCGGCCTATGCGATTGCCTCCGCCGCTGACCACGTCATTGTGCCGCGCACCGGCGGTGTCGGGTCGATCGGCGTCATCGCGATGCACGTCGATTTCTCCAGGGCGCTGAAGGCCGGCGGCATCGAAGTCACCTTCATCCACTACGGCGCGCGCAAGGCCGATGGCCACCCTGAAAAGCCTCTGAGTGCCGAGGCGCTTGAGAACTACCAAGCCGATGTCGATGCGATGGGCGAGCTGTTCGTCTCGACCGTCGCACGCAACCGCGGTCTGACCGCCGATCAGGTCCGCGCTACCGAGGCCGCGACGTATCTGGGCGAGGCGGGTGTTGCCGCTGGTCTGGCCGACGCCGTGATGTCGCCTGACGCCGCCTTACGCGATCTGATCGCCACCCTGGCGTAACCCCTCCAACCAAAAGGACCACTCCAATGCGTAGCTCTCTGATGGCGGGCGGGTCCACGTTCGCGCACTTGCTGGGCCGCAAGGCCAAGGTTGAGAAAGACGACAAGGACGAGGAAGCGCGCGCCAAGCGGGCCAAGGACGACGACGACGAAAAGGACGATGACGAGGACAAAAAGGACGCCCGTCACAGTCAAAAAGCCGAGGACAAAGACGACGACGACGAGGACGACAAGAAGGCCGAGACCGACGACAAGGATGATGACGAGGACGACAAAAAGAGCCGCCGCGCCAAGCGCCGGGCCAGCAGCGACGAGGACGATGAAAGCGCCAACAGCCGTGGCGAGCGGATCTTTGCCTGTGCCGCGGCCGGGGTTCGCCAGGACGTCGCCGCCCATCTGGCGTTCAAGACCAACCTCTCGTCCAGGGCGGCGATCGAGCTTTTGAACGTCGTTGTCGCCGGCCAGCCCGCGGCGGCCGAGCCGGAGAAGAAGCCGCGCACAGACCTGAAAAGCCGGATGGCCCAGCAACCGCGCTACGACGTCGGCCCCGACGCGGAAAGGGAGAAGGAGAAGGACCCGGGCAAGGCGCTGGCCGCCCAGATCCTCGCCGCCGGACAGAAGCGGCGCGGCGAAACCCCGACCTTCTGAGGCCCCCGACGTTCCGAGCCTCGCAAGCCTGCTTCAAAAGGAGCTTCTGACTTATGACCCTCATCGTATCGACGATCGGCGAGAATCCGCAGCAGCCCGGCATCAGCGCCGAAACGTTCATTCCCGATCAGCTTATCGCCGGCAATCTCAAGCTGGTGACGCAGCCGATCGTGCTGGCCGCCGGCGCGCAGTTGCCGCGCGGCACCGTGCTCGGCCAGCAGTCCAGCTACAGCGCCATCGTCACCGCCGGCAGCAGCAACGTCGGCAGCGGCACCGTCAATACGATTGTCCCGGCAACCGGGGCGATGGTCGGCAACTACGTGCTGACCGCGACCAGTCCGACCAACTGGACCGTGACCAGTCCTGAAGGTGTGGCGCTGGCCCCGGCGACCACCGGCACGGCCTATAGCGGCGGCGGGCTCAGCTTCACCATCACGCCAGGCGGCAATCCGTTCGGCGCCAACGACACCTTCACGCTCGCGGTCGTTGATTCCATCGGCAGCTTTATCACCTGCGTCAGAACCGCCTCCGACGGCAGCCAGGTGCCGGTGGCGATCCTGGCCGACTACGCCGATGCGTCCAACGGCCCGGTGCGCACCGGCGCCTATGTCATGGGCGAGTTCAACGCCAACGCGCTCAGCTACGATTCGTCGTGGACGCCCGAGTTGCTGACCACCGCGCTGCGGCCGTGGGCGATCTACCTGAAGTCGGTCGTTTCGGCGCAGGACGCCGGCACCGTGGTCACCAACTTCGCCTGATCGCGCCTTGGCTTCGGATGGCTGAACAACCCCGCCGCGGCGGGATTTTTTTTGGAGGTTCTCATGGCGTCCCAGGGCAACCTGATCTATGACACGAATACGCTGATTCAGGTTGTCCCCAACCTGCTGCGCGCGCAGTCATTCCTGCTCGACACCTTCTTCCCCAACGTCGTCACGTCGGACAGCGAGTTCGTCTCGATTGATGTTGACGTGGGTGCCCGGCGCATGTCGCCTTTCGTTTCGCCTTTGGTCGAAGGCAAGCTGGTCGAACAGCGCCGGATCCAGACCAACAGCTTCAAACCGGCGTACATCAAGGACAAGCGGGCGCCCGATCTGCGCAAGCCAATCCGGCGCATGATCGGCGAACGCATCGGCGGCGACATGACCGGTGCCGAACGCGAGATGGCCAACCTCGAGTTCGAGATGACCGATCAGATCGACATGCTGACCCGGCGCCTCGAATGGATGGCCGCGCAGGTCCTGACCACCGGCACGGTCACCGTGCAGGGTGAGGGCTTTCCGACCTCGCTGATCGACTTCGGCCGCAACCCCGCGCTGACCCTCAATCTGGGAACCGGCGCCCAATCGTGGGGCTACACGCCCAACTTCAACACCGACGGCCGCGACCCGGTTCCGACCGCCTCGATCGAGACCTGGCAGCACCAGATCCTCAAACTGTCGGGCGCGAACGCGACCACGATCCTGTTCACCACGACACCGTGGTTGAAGTTTCTCCAGGCCGAGAGCGTGCAGGGCGCGATCTACTATCCGAAGCTGGGCGATTACGGCAACAGCCTCGATCCCGGCGCGCGGATCAAGCCGGGTGCGGCCTACAAGGGTCACTGGGGGCAATACGACCTGTGGCTCTACAACGACTGGTATGTCGACGATAACAACGTGCTGCAGCCGATGATCCCCGACGGCACGGTGGTCATGACCGGACCCGACCTGATGGGCACGCGGGCATTCGGCCAGATCCTTGACCCGGCCTTCAATTACGAAGCGCTGCCCTTCGCGCCGAAGACCTGGATCGAGCAGGATCCGGCGCAGCGCTTCCTGCTGATGCAAAGCAGCCCGATCGTCATCCCCTCGCGCGTCAATGCCGCGCTGACGGCGACGGTCTGCGCCGGGACGATCAACTGATGGCCGCGGCCAAGACCGCCGAGCCGGCGCCGGCCGCGGCGTCGCTGCTCACCGCCACGGTGGCGCGCGGGCGCACCGTCATGCACGCCGGTCGCGCCCATGGCCCGGGCACGGTGCTGCAGCTGAGCGTCGATGAACACGCCCATCTGCTGAGCACCGGCTTCCTGGTCGATCCGCGCGTGCCGCAGCTGACGCCCGGCATCGGCCCGCAGTTCAACGGGCCGGTCAACGGCGTGGTCAGGCCGCTGTGATGGCGGTCGACTGGGACACCCTGCTGATCGGGCCGACCGTCGCCCGGTTCGGCGAACCGGTCACCTATTCCACTCAGGCCGCCAGTTTTGCCATCGTCGGCGTGTTCGACGAGGCGTACCGCGAGTTGATCGTCGTCGCCGCCGGCGAGGCCACATTCTCCGATCACATGCTGGGCAGCGCGGTCAGCGCGGAGCGTCCGGTGCTCGGCGTGCAGCTGTCGCAGTTCCCGGCGGGCACCTATCCGACCCAGAGCGATACGCTGGTCGTCCGCGGCGCGCTCTACATCGTCAAGGAGGTGCGCCCGGACGGCCACGGCTGGGCGCGGCTCTTGCTCAATGAGCTGGACCGGGGCACGGGCTGATGCCGCTGACTGATGGCATCTCGGGGGCGCAGCTGCGGGTGATGGCGACCGAGGCGCTGATCGCGGCCAATACCCTGGTGGGCGCCAGCGTCTTTCCCTGGGGCGACTGGCCAACCGATCCCAAGCTGTTTCCGATGCTGATGGTGCATGCGCCGCGTGAGCGCAAGGTCAACAAGTTTCCGGGCACCTATCAGTTCGACGCGACGCTGACGCTCGTCGTCGTCGGCCGGCTGGTCGCGCCGATGCCCGGGCTGCTTGGTCCTGCCATGGAGACCCTGCGCGAACAGGTCATCGACGCGCTTTGCACCGACTACGGGTTGAACCACGCGATCCAGCAAGTGCAGACCGTCGAGGTGACCACCACGCTCAGCTCCGAGGCGCGCCAGCACATCGGCGAAATCGTGCTGACCTTCGAGATGGTCGTGTTCCAGGAATACGGCCCGGTTGGCTCGCTCGCGGTGGCCGGCGTGACCGGCAACTTCTCGGTCGTGGGGCCCTGAGCAACCGGCTTGACCGGCGGTAAAGCAATGCCAGTCATGCGGCAATCCGCAACGAATTTTGACCGAGAGGTATCCAATGATCGTCAAACCGAAGGCTGGCGTGCGCGTGCTCCCCCCAGGGCGCGGCGCCAAGCGCCCGCTGCCGCCCGAGGGCATCGAGGTCAGCGACACCGATCCGTACTGGATCCGCCGTGAACAGCAGGGCGACGTCGTGACGGTCAAGACCACCCCGGCGAAGGAGTAAGGCGATGTCCGGCTCGATCAGTTTCCAGTACTTTCCCGCCGCGAGCTGGCGCGTGCCGGGGTTTTACCCCGAGTTCAACGCCAACCAGGCCAACACCGCGGCGCCCAATCAGCGGGCGTTGCTGATCGGCCAGGTGCTTGCCAGCGGCTCGGCGGTGCTCAACCAGCCGATCCTGGCCTACTCGCAGGCGCAGGTGAGCGCGCTGTGCGGCCTCAACGCGATGCTGACGCTGATGTATCAGACCTATCGTCTGCAGGACGGCTTTGGCGAGGTCTGGATCCTGCCGCTGGCCGATAATGCCGCCGGCACCGCGGCGACGGCGACGATCGCTTTCACCGGCCCGGCCACCACGTCGGGGCTGCTGTCGCTCTACATCGCCGGCATCCTGGTCGGTGTGGCGGTCACTGTCGGCGACACCGCCGCCACCATCGCCGCCAATCTGGTGGCCGACATGGCGCTGATCGCTAATCTGCCCTGCACGGCGACAGCGGCCGCCGGCACGGTGACGTTGACCGCGCTGCACAGAGGCGCGGCGCTGAACGACATCGATCTGCGGCTGAACTATCGCGCCGGGCGCAACAACGAGGTCACGCCGGCCGGTGTCGGTGTGACCATCACGGCGTTTGCCGGTGGCCTGCTGAACCCGGTTCTGACCCCGCCACTCGCCAACCTGGGCTCGACCACGTTCGACTTCATCGCGGTGCCCTACACCGATAGCCTCTCCATGGCCGCGGTCAGCGCCCTGCTGTCGGACCAGTCGGGCCGCTGGAGCGCCGTCGAGGCGCTGTACGGGCACGCCTTCTATGCCTTCAGAGGCTCAGTCGGCACACGCAGCACGTTCGGTGTGACGAACAACAGCCAGCATGAAACCATCCTGGGCTACTACGACAGCCCGACCCCGGCGTGGCTGGCGGCGGCGGACTGGGCCGGCGCGCACGCCGTCATCTATCGCGCCAATCCGGCGATTGGCGTGATCGGCCAGCCGCTCGGACTGCTGGCCCCGCCGATCGCCTCGCAGGATACGCCGGCCGAGATGGATGTGCTGCTCTATGACGGGATCAGCACCTTCACCGTCGATGCCACCGGCCAATGCCGCATCGGCCGCTCGATCACCACTTACCAGACCAACGCCGCCGGCCAGTCGGACGACAGCTATCTCAACACCAACCTCTTGTTCCAGGCGATGGCGGTGGCGCGCTACCTCACCGCCAACGTTCTGACGCAGTATCAGAACAAGATCCTGATCGATGACGGCGCGGTGATTTCCGCCGGATCGTCGGCGACCACACCCTCGCTGATCTTCCAGGGCGTCTGCGGCATGTATGCCTATCTCGCCTCGCAGAACGTGGTGCAGAACCCCGCCACCTTCGCCGCCAACGGCTACGCGCAGAAAGGCCAGAAGGGTCAGGTTTTGTTATTTTTGCCGATCGACTTCACGGACCAAGTCCTTCAAGTCGCCGCGCTCATCGCCTTCCAGCAGACCACCTAACCGGAGGAGCCCCATGAGCGCAACAACCACACCGACGACGCCGACCAACCGCCGGCTGGCCGGTATCACCGTCGCCTCGATCAATGGCACGGTCTACAACGTCACCGAGTTCAGCTGGTCGCCCGGCACGATCAAACGCGAGACGCTGATCAGCATGAGCGGTGTAGACGGCTACTCGGAGATGCCGAAGGCGCCCTATGTGGCGGGCAAGTTCCGCGATGCCTCGACCGTCAACGTGACCTCGTTCAACGGCATGACGGGTGCCACGATCGTGTTCCAGCTGGCCAACGGCAAGTCCATCGTCGGCCATGGGCTGTGGAACACCGGCGAGCAGGAAGTCGCCGGCATGGACGCGACGTTCGACTTCAAGTTCGAGGGCGTCTGGGGTTCCGTGCAGGAGCAGGGACCGTAGCCGATGGCCTGGACAGCACCCCCTGAACCCGTCGTCTGGACGATCAAGCCGGTCGCCTATGGCGGGACCACCTATACCACCATCACGCTGCGCGCGCCGGCCGCCGGCGACATCATCAAGGCGACCGCGGTGCCCGGCCAGTCCGGGCTGGCAACGGCGCTGCGGCTGATCTCGGCCATCAGCGGCGAGACCATCCCCTACGAGGCGCTGCTGAGCGTGCCGGCCTGGCAGATCGAGCAGATGAGCCAGTACTTCGAATCGTTCTCGGGGTCACCGCTGCCCGACCCTTTGGCGCCAAACGCCACCGCCGATGTGTCGGCGGGTTCCGCGTCCCCGGCTGCCTGACGGCAGGCATCCCCGTCCTGCAACATCTGGCCGCGTCGGAGGATCTGCTGGTGTGCGCGGCGGCCGTGGCGCGGTTCTACGGCGAACCGCTGCGCTGGGGACTGGGGTTGCCACTGCCGCAGCTGGCGCTCTGGCAACGCCTGGTGCCCAGGGTGCGCGCCTTCGATCCGGCTGGGAGGTGAACGATGTCGGGAACCGCAGGCACCACGGTCGGTGGCATCTCCATCCCGATCATGGCCGTCGACAATGCGACGGCGGTGATCAACCGGGTCACCCGCAACCTGCAAGGTCTGGCGGGGCCGACGCAGCGCTTCGGCCAGATGACCAACCGCGCGGCGAGCAACGTGTTCGGCCTGAACAAGTTGTCCGATGGGATGAGCAGCCTTGGGTCGCACACACGCGACGTGGCGCGCTCGATGGAGCGCATTGCCCCGGCGATCGGGCTGATCACCGGGGCGGTCACCCTGGGCGGGCTGCTCGCCCTGGAGAACCGTTTCGCCAACGTCGGCCAGAGCGCCGGCAACCTCGGCCAGCGGCTGGGCATCCCGGTGGACCGGCTAACCGAGCTGCAAGGCGCGGCGAAACTGGGCGGTGTCACCGCTGAAGACATGAGCAGCGGTCTGCAGGCGCTCGACGAAGGGTTGCGCAGTGCGACTTTTCGCGGCGACGGCTTGAAGATCCAGACGTTCAATGCCTTGGGCGTGAGTTTCGGCGAGATCGGCAAGCATGCCCGCACCGCCGATGAGGCGATCCGCGAGGTGGCCAACGGCATCCAGCGCCTGGACAAGACCGAGGGCCGCGGCGCGGCGTTGCGGGCGGCGCAGAATCTGGGGCTGGAGGGGCTGTTTCCGGTGCTGCTGAAGGGCGGCGCCGGCATCGATGCCCTGGTGGCCAAGACCAAGCGGCTCGGCGGCGTGATCTCACCGCAGATGCTGCAACGCGCGGAGGCGTTGCACGAAGGTTTTCAGAGTGTCGCGATCGCCGCCGAGGGCTTTGCCAACAGGCTCGCCGATGCGGTGTCGCCGCAGTTCACCCGGATGAGCGAGGGCTTCGCCACCTGGATCGCCCGGATCGCCCCGGACTTTTCCCGCTGGATCGGCACGCTGGCGACACGGCTGGAGAATTGGCTCACCAACGACCTGGACTGGACGCCGCTGACCAAGGGGTTCGATCGTTTCACCGCCTGGGTCAACTCGCTCAGCGCGAAGGACTTCACGGAATTTGGCGAAACGCTGAAGACGATCGGCGGCGAGGTTGCCGACCTGGCGACCAGAGCGGCGCAGTTCGGGGACGAAATTTCAAAATGGAAGTTTTCCGAAGCGTTCGAACGCGAGATCGCCTTTCTCAAAGAACTGAAATACTGGATCCACGACGTTCCCTATAAGGCCGGACAGTCGTTTCGGGAGTACCTCAACCAGCCGACACCAAACGCCGAGCAGGATACGCGGAGCTGGTGGCAGCGTCTGTTCGAACCGGGCCCCGGCCTGTTCGACGGATGGGGTGGCGGTGACGCCAGGCTTCAGGCGCCGCCGCGTGATGCGATCGGTCTGCCGCAAACGGGGTCTGGGCCGTCAGACGTGATGACGCAGGTGCACGATTTCTTCGCCGCCAAGGGCGTGCCGGAGGAAAACATCGCCGGCATCCTGGCGAACATCCAAGCCGAAAGCGGCTTCAATCCGAACGCGCTGGGCGATCCCGACAAGGAAGGCCATTACACCTCGCTCGGGCTGTTCCAGGAACACGGTCCCCGCATGAAAGCTCTGCAGGCACAGTATGGTCCGACGCCAGGCGTCATCGATCAGTTGAACTTTGCCTGGAACGAACCGGCGATGCAGGCGGCGCTGCGGGCGATGCGGGGCCAGGGCTCGGCGCAATCAGGCGCGATCTTCTCGCGTGGCTTTGAGGTGCCGGCCGGCGGCATTGCTGAAGACATGCGCCGGGGCGCGGCCGCCCAGCAATTCGTCGGCGCCGTGCATGTCAGTGTCGATGTGAATGCCAGAACCGGCGCCGTCAACGCCACGTCGACAGCCAGCGGCATCGCCACCACGTCGCCGGTCAGGATTGCCAGCCCGATGCCGACGGCCGGCGGCCATTGAGAGGAGATAGCCGATGTCGGGCGTGCTCTCCACCTTCCAGTCGTTGCTCCAGCGGGCGTATTGGCGTGGCGTGCCGTTCCTGGTGGACGCTTCGGAGGTCACCAAGGGACGCAAGGTCGCGGTGCATGAATACCCCTTCCGCGACGGCGGCTGGATGGAGGACATGGGCCGCAAGCAGCGCGAGTTTCGCCTGACCGGCCATCTCGTCGGCGATGTCGCGCCACTCATGCAGCTGCTGCTCGACACCGCGTTGGAACTGCCCGGCCCGGGCCTGCTGATCCATCCGACGCTGGGGGCGATGCAGGTGGCCCTGCTGTCGGCCACCACCGCCGTCCACAAGGAGCGGATGCGGGTGATCTCCATCGAGTTTCTGTTCCGCGAGCAGGGCGCCAGCTTGTTTCCGTCGGTCCTCACCAATGCGCTGTCGTCGGTGGTCAGCGCCGTCTCGGGCGCGCTGCTGCAATTCGGCTCCGAGATCGCCATCGGCGTGGCGGTACTCGCCGCGGCCTCCGGTGTGCTCGCGCTCACGCAAGGCGAGAGCGTCACCCAGTCATTCGGCGCGAGCTGCAGCACGGCCAGCGCCGATCCGAGTGCCCTGGTGGCGATGGCGACCGCGCTGCCGCCGCCGAACGATTTCACCAGCTACGGGCGCTATGCCAACGGCGGCGCCTATACCGCCCTGCCGATCGGCACGACGGTTGGCGCACTGCAAGCCCAGCTGGCGGCTCAGCGCCTGACGGTCCAGCAAGCCGCCGCCGCCGCCTCGGCCGCCGCCGCCGCCTTCAGCGCAGCCACCGCGCAGGCGCTGGTCAACCAGATTGCCGCCATGCTGGAGGCGACGCGGGCGATGCTGAACAATCCAGCCGATCAGATCCGTCTGCTGCTCGCGCTCTGCACTTACGCCGACACGCACACCTATGGCCCTGGCGGGCTGGCGGCCGATGCCGCCATTGTCGGCCAGACCATGGCGGTGATCTGCCGGCGCTGTGCACTGACCAGCCTGGCGCTGGCAACGGCAGCCTATCAGCCGGTGTCCTACGAGGACGCGATTGCCATGCGCGATCAGATCGCCGCGGCGCTCGATGTCGAGATCACCGCCGCGGGCGACGCGGGCGATGACAATTCCTATATTGCGCTCAAGAACGTCCGCGCCGCGGTGATCCAGGACCTCACCGCGCGCGCCGCGGCACTGCCGCTGGTGATCACGCTCACGCTGCCCAGCAACCTGTCCGCGCTGGTGGTGGCCTACCGCGTCTATCGCGACGCCAGCCGCGCCGACCAGGTCGCCGCCGAGGCCGGCGTGCCGCATCCGGCATTCCTGCCGACCACGATCCAGGTGCTGGCCTCATGAGCGGTCCGTCAGCGGCAACCTACACCACCGCCAGCGGCGGGGACGTCTCGATCGTCATCAACGGCTGCTCGAAGATCGCCGGCTGGCAAACCGTCGAAATCAACCGCAGCGTCGAGCTGATCCCCAACCATTTCATGCTGACGATGACCGAGGAGTTCTCCAACGATCCGACGCGCCGGATCGTCAACCCCGGTGATCATTGCCAGGTCTTTATCGGGCCGGACCTGGTGATTACCGGCTATATCGACCGCTATGAGGGCGCCATCGGCGCGAACCGCCATGACGTGCGGATCATCGGCCGCGGGCTGTGCGAAGACATCGTCGACTGCTCGGCCGACATCATCGACACCCCGATGCGCGGCGGCGCGGCGACGGCGACCGGCGCGGTCGACCTCGCCGTGCAACTCTGCCAGAACAGCAAATTCGCCATCACGGTGACTTGCCCGTTCCTCGATCTGGCCGGTCCCATCCTGACGTTTCAGGTGCAGCTCGGCGAGACACCCTATGAGATCATCGAGCGGGTGGCCCGCTACCAGGGCTATCTGGTCTTCGAGGACGAGAAGGGTCAGCTGGTGCTGGACCGGGTGCCGCCCGCGACCCAGGCGATGGCCAGCGGTTTCGCGCAAGGGGTCAATGTCGAGCAGGCCTCCCTGTCGTCCGGCTACGACGAGAGGTTTTCCGAAATTACCGTGCTCTGGAGCACCACGGACGGGCTGAGCGAGGGCGCCAAAGTCTCGCCGACGATCCGGCGCAGCCATGGCGTGGTGGACAACGGCTTGCAGGCGCTCGGCCGGTTCCGGCCCCGGCTGGTGCCCTCGACGCAGAGCGACAACTCGCCGACGTTTGGCCAGCGCATGGCGGAATGGGAGATGACCCGGCGCATCGGCCGCTCGCAGGCGGTGCATATCACCTGCGATAGCTGGCGCGACCAGAAGGGCAAGTTGTGGACGCCCAACTGGTTTGCCGTGGTCACTCTGCCGGCGCTGAAACTGGTCAACAACAACTGGGTGATTGTCTCGGTGGTGTTTCGCAAGGACCAGAACGGCACGCATGCCGATCTGGTGCTGATGCCGCCGGGCGCGTTGTCGCTTGAGCCGTCAACGCTGCTGCCGTTCGACTCAGAGGTGACCAACACGGTGCCCAGCAGCCAGAACCCGCCACCGGCCTCGACCAGCGGCCCGGCCGGCTTGCTGGGACACGTCTGATGGATCCGCACGTCGCCCAGCTGACGCAGCGCATCGAGCGGCTGGAACGGGCACTGCGCCTGATGACGGCGCTCTCGCGCTCCACCGCGCCGGCCATCGACACCGGCAGCGTGCAGACCATACAGGGCCAGATCGATCCGCTGTCATTGCGCGACAACATCCCGACCTTGCTGAACTACGGCTTCTCGTCCTCGCTGCCGATCGGCGGCGACAAGGCGATGATCTTCCTCAACGGCGACCGCTCGCAGGGCGTGGTGGTGGCGACCGGGCACCAGACGTACCGCTATCGCGGGCTACAGCCGGGCCAGAGCGTGATGCACGACATGTGGGGCCATTCGCTGCTGATGGCTTCGACCGGCGCGGCGCTGGTCGGCAATCTGTCGATCACCGGCAACCTGACCGTCAGCGGCGAGATTACCGCCGGGGCCGGCACCGCCGGCTCGGTGACGGTCCAGCAGCACAAGCACGCCGGCGTGGCAACCGGAACCGGCTCGACCGCGGCGCCGACGGCGGGCAGCTGAGATGGCCTTCACCGGCGCGCTGGGCGACATCACCATCGTCTTCAACCCCGATACCACGACGGGCGACTTCCAGATGCTGCCCCAGGGCGGCGATCTGCTGACCGGCGACGAGCTGCAGACCGCTGTGCTGATCTCGCTGTTCACCGATCAGCTGGCCGATCCCGACGACGTGCTGCCGCCGGGTCAGGCGGCGGATCCGCGTGGCTGGTGGGCGGATACCTACGAGGCCGATCAGATCGGCTCGCGGCTGTGGCAGGTTTTCTGGCGGGTTACCAACCAGGACACGCTCAACTGGGCCAACGATACCGCAACCAAAGCCTTGCAGTGGATGATCGATGACGGCGTGGCCGCCTCGGTCAACGTCAGCACGCAATTTCTCGGCAAGGGTCAGATCGGCATGCAAGTGGTCATCACCGAACCAAGCGGCAAGCGCACGTCGTTCACCTATGCCTGGCAGCAAGAGGTCTAACCGGTGCCGTTTCCCCGCCCGACTCTGACGGCCCTCAGAACCCAGGCGATGCAGGACATCACCGCGTCGGGCTTGCCCAACGCGGATGGCTTCCTGCGCCGCTCGGTGTTGCGCGTGCTGGCCTGGGTGCAGGCGGGGCTGGCCTACCTGCATTACGGCTATCTTGACTGGATCTCGCGCCAGTCCACACCGTTCACCGCGACCGACGAGTATCTGGAGGGCTGGGCCGCGCTGGCGCCGACGCCGGTGCTGCGCAAGGCGCCGACGCCGGCCTGTGGCTCGGCAACCTGGGCCGGCGTCGCGCTGACGCCGCTGCCCGTCGGCACGCTCTGCTCGCGCAGCGACCTCAGCCAGTTCGTCACCACCGCCGCCGCTGTGGTCGGCTCCGGCGGCACGGTCACCACCACGATCCAGGCCGTCGTCGCCGGATCGGCCTCCAACACCGACGCCGGTGCGCCGCTCACCCTTTCGGGCGTCGTCGCCGGGATCGTCTCGCTCGGCGCGGCGGCTGGTCCGCTGACCGGCGGCGCCGATCTGGAAACCGACGCGGCGCTGCGCACGCGCATGCTGGAGAGCTACGCCGCGCCACCGCATGGCGGCGATCAGGCGGATTATGTCACCTGGGCCCTCGCCGTGCCCGGGGTCACCCGCGCCTGGTGCAGCCCGACCGGCTTCGGCGCCGGCACCGTGATCGTCTACTTCATGATGGATGTCGCAGAAGCGGTCTATGGCGGCTTCCCGCAGGGCAGCAGTGGCGTTGCCGCCGCCGAGACCCGCGCGGTGGCCGCCACCGGCGATCAGCTGGCGGTGGCCAACTACATCTTCCCGCTGCGCCCTGTCACCGCGCTGGTCTATGCCGTCGCGCCGCAGCCGCAGTTGCAGAACTTCACCCTCTCGGGCCTGACGGCGATCAGCACGGCGCAACGCTCACAGATCGCCAGCGCGCTTGCCAGCCTGTTCGTCACCATCGATTCGCCGCTGGGGGCCGCCTCGGTGCAGCAGAGCGATTGTGAGGCGGCGATGGCCGCGATCGGCGGCTTGCCGTCGTTTTCGATCGTGCTGCCGGCCAGCTGGCCGCTGGCCTCGCCGATTGGCTATGTCTTCATCCTTGGCACCATCACTTACGTCTGACGCGGGACACAGGCTGTGAGCGACCCGCCGACACCCGCGCCGGCGCCGGTGCCACCGCCGTTCGGCAATGCCGACTACCAGGCGGCGATGCTGGCCTTGATGCCGCGGGGCATCATCTGGCCGCGTGGTCCGCAATCGGTGCAATCCGAAACCCTCGCAGCGCTGGCGCCGAGCTACACGCGCAGCACCGCCGCCGCCCTGCAGGTGCTGGTCGATGCCAGCCCGGCGACGACGCAAAACCTGTTGCCCGAGTGGGAGGAATCGCTCGGTCTGCCGGACCCCTGCACGCCGGCCAGCCCGACGCTGGAGCAGCGCCAGGCAAATGTGCGGGCCAAGTTCGCCGCCCGTGGCTCGATGTCGGTCAGCTACTTCATCACCCTGGCCGCCACCCTCGGCTTCGACATCACCATCACCGAGTTCACCGACTACACCATCGGCGAGGCGGTCGGCTTACCGATGTATGGACCGGCCTGGGCGTACGCCTGGCAAGTCAGTTCGCCGCAGATCCAGACCTTCTACTTCGAGGCCGGCAGCAGCGCGGTGGGTGATCCCCTGGCGACCTTCGATGTTGGCGAGCTGGTCTGCCAGTTCCTGCGCTACAAGCCGGCCGAAACGATCGTCTTCTTCAGCTTCACTGGCGGCAGTGGCATAGACATCAGTCCGTGGCAGCCGTTGGTCAGCATCGGCCCCGGCGTCATCACCAGCGTGCCGACGGCCATCGTCAGCATCAGTCCCGGCGTCATTTCCGGCACCGTGACCGCGCTGCCGGCCTACACGCTGAGCACCACCGCGCTGAGCTTCCCACCCGAGGCGACCGCGACGAGCAGTGCCGCTCAGACGGTCACCGTGACCAACACCGGCACGGTGCCGCTGATCATTACAGGTGCGGCCACGACTGGCGATTTCGCGCTGACCGGCGTGACGGTGCCGTAGCTGAAAGTTTGACGCTTCGCTGGCTTTGAAAGGATGTTCTCATGGCAAACGTTGTTTACCCGACCTATAAATCGGTCGCCCTGTCGCCGGGCCTCGACCTGGTCACCGGATCGACGCTGAAGGTCTGTCTGGTCAGCACCACCACCGGGCAGACCAACTATACGTATAGCGCCACACACCAGTTTTTCAGCAGCGTGCCCACCGCCGCCATCCTGGCGCCGGGTGTGGCGCTGACCGGCAAAGCCGTCGCCTCCGGGTCGCTGAGCGCATCCTCGGTGGTGCTGCCATCGGTCGCCGCTCCCACCGGCGCCAACGCCGCGGCGACCGGCCAGGCGTTGGTGTTTTATAACGACACCGGCACGGCGGCGACCTCGCAGCTGGTAGCCTATATGGATACCGAAACGGGTTTGCCGGTCACGCCGAACGGAGCCAATATCACGATCAACTTCTCCGGCGCCGTGCTGACCCTGAGCTAAGGCGCCCGCCATGCCCGTTTTCGTTGACCGCGCCAAGATGACCACCGCGACCACGGGGAACGGCACGCTCACCCTGGGCACGGCGGTCAGCCCGTTTCAGACCTTCGCCGCCGCCGGCCTCGCCGATCAGTCGGTGGTGGAATATCTCATCGAGGATGGCACGGCCTGGGAGATCGGCACCGGGACTTATACCGCCGCCAGCACCACGCTGACCCGCACGCTGCGCAGTTCATCGACCGGTGCCTTGTTGAGCCTGGACGGCGCCGCCCAGGTCTCGATCACCTTCACGTCGCTGACCCTGTCGGAGTATCTGGCGGCACCGGGACCGATCGGCACGACCACGGCGAACGCGGGCGCCTTTACGACGCTTGCGGCCTCCGGCGCGGCCACCGCTACGGCGTTTACCGCTCAAGGCGGTTCCGGCGGCTCGATCTCACTGTTCACCGGGGGTGCGGCCAATACCGGCTATATCGCCTTTTTCAATCCAGCCGGCGTGCGCCAGGGCTATCTCGGCTTCGCGCCCGCATCGGGCATGCTCCAGCTCGAGTCCGAGGGCAGCACCACCGGCTACAACGTCACCGGCAATCTGTCGGTCGCGGGGACCTTGACGGCGGTCGCCGGCAATGTGTTCAACGCTGTTGGCCGCAACCGCGTCGATAACGGCAATATGGAGATTGCCCAGCGCGGGCTGCCGGTCACTGTCAGCGGCGCCTACGCGCTGGATCGCTGGTCACCAGCCTGGTCGGCGGGCACCGCGTCGGTCAATCAGATCGCGGCGGCCGGCTTCACCTCACGCAAGCAAATGCAAGGGGTTTTCACCGGTTTGACGGCGGGTGCGAACGCGCAGTTCAATCACCGCATTGAGGCGTCGCGCTGTTATGATCTGGCCGGCCAGACCTGCACGGTGTCGTTTCAAACGAATTATTCCGTGTCGGCCGGCAGCACGTCGTTCGTCGTGGCGCTGTATTACCCGTCCACCGCGGATAATTTTGCCTCCACGCTGACCCAAATCGGCTTGGTCGGGTTTACCCCCGGCGCCGGTGCGACCACGTATACGGCGACGTTCGCCGTCCCCGCCGCGGCCACCACGGGCCTGCAGCTGCAGTTCTATGCGGCACAGGCCGGCGCCACTGGCACGCTGACGTGGAACCTGACTTCGGTGCAACTCGAGGCCGGCGCCGTCGCGACCGCGTTCGAGCGGGTCGATCAGGCGCTGAATCTGGTCCGGTGCCAGCGGTTTTATCAGCTTGGCAATATCGTTTTGACGGCCTACGCGCCGGGCGGAAATGGCTTCCAGATTTATCTGCCGAACATCGTAACAATGCGCGCCACGCCAACCCTGGCAGCCACCAGCAACGCCAACAGCAATATCAGCAGCTTTTCCTTGTCAGCGTTTGGCAATCAAGGAGTCTATACCGGCGGCGCAGCAACGGCTTCAGGCACGGTTTCGATCAACTACAGCTACTCAGCATCAGCGGATCTCTGATCATGGCGCTCTATCAACTCACCGCTGGCACCGCGATCCTGCGCGAGAGCGACCAGGCCTGGATTCCCGCCGATCCAACGAACGTTGACTTTCAGAGCTATCAGGCCTGGCTGGCCGCCGGCAATACGCCCGACCCGGCGCCCGTCGTCGCGCCCCCTTCGGTGATCCCGCTGGTGGCTTTCTGGGCTCGGTTCACCCAGGCTGAGCAGACCGCGATCGAGACGCTGGCGGCGAGCACGCCAGCGATTGCTTCGGCGATGATGTTTGCCTCGCTGATCGGCACGGTCAATCTCACCAGCGGGCCGATTGTTGCGTCGTTCATGACGCAGCTGGTCTCCGCCGGGGCGATCACTGCCGCACGCAGCGCCACCATCCTGACGCCCTAATGTATGCCGCTAAGCCCTATGGCGCGCTGCCATACGGCACAGCCGCGCCCTCGCCACAGGTTGTATCCGCAAGCGGACTGACGGCGACCTTCACGCTGGGCTCGGTCGCGGTGCTCAACCCACAGGCGATCACCGCAGCAGCGGTGGCCGCCACCTTCAGCCTGGGCGCCGCGAGCCTGGCGGAACCGACGGCCACGACCATCACCGCCGCGCCTCTGGCGGCGACGTTCTCGCCGGGCACCGCGGCGGTGCTCAACCCGCAGTTCGTCACCGCCGCCCCGCTCACGGGCGGCTTTACACTGGGCACCGCGAGCCTGGCGGAACCAGGCGCACATACCATCACAGCCGCGCCTCTGGCGGCGACGTTCTCGCCGGGCGCCGCGGCGGTGCTCAACCCGCAGTTC